GTGGTAAAAATTCTGGCAATACTGGAATTATGTCATTCCATACAGGTTCTAGCGATACTGAACGTATGCGTATTGATACTAGTGGTAATGTGTTGTTTGGAACTACAACTGCTGGATTTTCAAATAGTGCTTCTTTTTATGTTCAACCATCATCTACAGGACTTACAGTAACACAACACGCTAGTGGTACTTCTTCTGGTTCTGCATATTCATGGTTTACTTACAATGGTGGTGCTATTGGTTCTATTACTCAATCAGGCACTACTGGAGTTCTTTACAATATTGCTTCTGACCAACGCTTAAAAGAAAATATTGTTGATGCTCCTTCTGCATTAGATTTAATTGATTCTGTAAAAGTTCGCAGTTTTGATTTCAAATCTGATGGCTCTCATGTAACTTTTGGAACAATTGCACAAGAACTTTATGAAGTTGCTCCAGAGTGTGTAGCTAAAGGTGATGATGGTGAAGAAATTGAACAAACATGGGGTGTAGATACTTCAGTATTAGTGCCAGCAATGATTAAAGCCATCCAAGAACAACAAGCCCTTATTACAGACCTTAAGGCAAGAGTTGCAGCCCTAGAGGCAAAGTAGTATACTGATCTTTTAATCTAGGAGATAATCGTATGATTATCGAGAAGTTACTGCCTCAAGAACTTGAGGACGAAATACAAAAAACCATCATGAGCCCAGCCTTTTGGTGGCAGTGGAATGCTGAAAATATAATTGCAACAACACCGGATGAATACGTGTCACAAATGACGCATGTATTTTTTTACGGCGGGGTCGTTAGAAGCAGAAGTTTTGCATTAGTAAATACAGTGTTAGGTTATTTTTTAGAAAAGACGAAATTTAAACTAAAACGTATTGTCAGAATTAAAGCTAATTTAATTCACAACCTAGTGCACAATGAGCAGTCGCTTATTAACCTAAACCACACAGATTTAGAAACACATGCTAAAGGAAACTACGTTTCTATTGTATATTATGTAGATAATTCCGACGGCGACACAGTAGTATATGAGGAGGACAGAGAAACAATTAAGTTATCTGTCCCTCCTATTAAAGGCAAGTGTGTTTGGTTTGATGCAAAAAATACATGGCACCGATCCAACATCCCGACCCACCACAAAAGACGAGTTGTTATTAATTTTGTATTGGAGGTCGAATGAGCCGCTTAGCTATCACAACAGAAAAGAATGATTTTATCATCTTTGATACAGAGCTAAAGGCGATTGTATTTAGAAAAGATGAAACCGAAGCCCTGCACTGCAAGCACCTAGTCAACCAACATAGGCACCCATTTAGGCCCTTTGGTATTGCAGAAGACGAGAGCAAGATATACATTGCGTCTAACGATAAGTTAGGGCGGTTTAATAAGACGACCTATGAGTTTGAGCAATTAGTTGATGTTCCATTGTGGCTTAACACTCATCAAGTAATTAAAGATAAAAACGTATTGTACGTTTGCAATACAGCAATCGATACAATCGGGATATATAATCTAGACACAGGCGAGAACAAACAACTGAGCCTAAATTATATGTCAGTTGTTGAGCAAGTGCTGCAACCTAGAAATGCGGAAGAGTTAGACTCAAGACATATCAACTGTATCTATGATGCCGGTGATAGGGTCTATTTTATCAGACATAACCGCGATATTTTAGACTCAGATTTCGGATACTTCGATAAAGCCACTTTAGAGCCCCGTATACTGATTTCTGTAGGTCGCTGCTGTCATGGTATTAAAATAATAAATAACGAGCTAATAAGCCTGTCTACGGGAGCCGGCGAATTGATTAGCATCAATTTAAACTCGTTACGTGTCACAAAAGTGCCTTTAGTTGATCCAAAGTCGACATTTTTGCGAGGACTGGATTATCTTGATGGAAAATTTTATATTGGCGGCTCCATTAATTTTAAAAAGACACTAGAGATTGAACCATCATGCTATTTGTTTATTTTAGATAGTACCTCAGGCTCAATTGAAAAAATAGTACTAGAAGACCACAAATTAATTAACGATTTAAAATTTATTACATAGGAATTAAAAATGGATAGTCAAACAATCATCAATACAATCGGCGGATTGTTAGCGTTAGTTGTAGGTTGGTTGGGTAGGGAATTGTGGGATGCAGTTCAAAAACTAAAATCCGACATGAAAGATTTAGAAATCAATCTACCAACTAATTATGTACGTAAAGATGATATGGAAGCTAGATTTGATAAACTAGAAGCCATGTTGAATAAACTGTTTGACAAGTTAGACAACAAAGTAGACAAACAATGAACAATTCACGCAGCCTTTCAGACTTAAACCCTAAAGTCGCTGCGATGTGTAGCGAGTTCATTAATCGATGCAAAGACCAAGGCATCGACATCATTATCACATCGACCTACCGCGATGCTGAATCCCAAAACGCCCTCTATGCGCAAGGGCGCACAACCCCAGGTAAAATAGTCACAAACGCTAAAGGCGGCCAATCTTTCCACAATTGGAAAGTAGCATTTGACTTCTGTCCTATCGTCAACGGTAAACCACAGTGGGCTGATTTAGCACTCTTTACTAAATGCGGTGAGATCGGAGAGAGTGTTGGTTTAGAGTGGGCCGGACGCTGGGTTAAGTTTAAAGAACTAGCACACTTGCAATATACCAATGGTCTTTCATTACATGACTTCCAAGAGGGTAAGACGCTATGATAAAGTTTTTTCATGACATCTTTACTGAACCAAACAATCAAACATTCTGCATCATCAAAACCATTGCAGGCATTGGCACAGTGTCGTTCATTGGCCTAGGTGTCACACACGTCATTATGAACCACAGCATTGACTTCATGGGCTTTGGCACAGGTCTTGCTGCTATCATGGGTGCCGCAGGCGTTGGTGCAGGACTTAAAAAGGACACACCAATTGACAACAATCCTACTTAAATATTGGAAGCAAATAGCCGCAGTACTTGCGATTATTGGATTACTTTTTGTTATTCACCACTCAGGATATGTGGCTGGTAAGAAAGAGATCCAAACCGCTTGGGATGCTCAAAAGTTAGTGGATGCTCAGGCTGCAGCCAAAGCTGCTGCTAAAACAGCTTCGATTGTAGTTAATTCAGAAACGGAAACTCAACATGTTAATGACGTATTTAAAAATGAAGTGGATCGCTATAAAGGTTTTTATAATCTCAGTAATAGTGTTCCTACTACCGGGGTGCGCAAGCCAGCCGTTAGAAAAGCCAATAGCAGTGCAGTGCCCCAACTTTCCGGTAATTCCGGACAGTTTGAGACAACCAGCGCCGACACAGTATCTCGTGCCGACTACCAAAAACTAGCAGATGACTGCCTAGCCACAACGATCCAGCTTAACAACGCCCAAGAGTGGGCTGCCGAGCAAGCCAAAATCTACAACACTGAAGGGCGATAAGACGCCCTTTTTTGCATTAGTGTACATAAGGAGCCTGATCAGCTCATCTAACAAATAACCTCGAGGAAAGAATTATGGACGGCTTTAAACCAATGGTAAAAATGAAGACAGGCGGCAGCGTGTCTCGTGCAGTAGAAGAAGCAAAAATGTGTGGCGGCGGTATGAGCAAAGGTGGTAAGTATAAAGAAGGTGGTAAGGTTCATGATGATGAAGCTCAAGATAAAGCACTTATCAAAAAAGAATTAAGTAAATTTGCTAAAGAAGAAGACAAAGGCGAAAAATCAGAATTAAAATTAAAATCTGGCGGTCGTGCTAAAAAAGCAAAAGGCTCAGTTAAGAAATTTAAAGTTGGCGGTGCAGTAGACAACAAACCAGCTGGCGATAAAGACACAATCAAGAAAGTTAAAGCAGCTCCAAAAAAAGCAGAAGCCCCATCAAAAGGTGCTGCAAAGCCTGCATTCAAAGGTAGCGATGTAGAAAAAGAAAAAAGCAAACCAGCTGGCGATCAAAACCCGATCAAGAAAGTAAAACCAACTGGCGACAAAAAAGCTGCTGCTCCTAACAAGGCTGCCGTAAAGCCAAGCCGTGAAGGCAACAAAAATGCTATCGATGATATCGATGGTTTTGCTGAAGGTGGATCAACAGGCTTCGGTCGTGGCGGCGCTACTGGATCACAAAGCCCAATTCCTCCATCAATCGCAGCTCAATTGATGCAAGCCCAACAAGGCGCTGCATTGCAAGGATCTAACCCATCTCCAATGGGTAACCCATCAATTCCTGGAGATAATCCAGTGATGAATGGAAATTTGCCTCAACGTCAAGCGGGATCTACTGCACAACCTCAACCTAATGACATTTCTCAAATGTTAGGTATGCCAGTAAATGAAGCTGGAGCTTCACAACAACCATTTAACGCATACCAAAACTTCCGTCGTGCTAATCCAAATGCTCAACCTGGATTGACACCACAACAAATCATGCGAGTGTTGCAATCTCCAGAGTTCCAACGTAGCAACCGTAACTTCACAGATCGCTAGGAGTTATTATGCCAGTTAAATCAAAAGCGCAACAAAAAGCAATGTACGCGGCAGCCGAGGGTGAGAGCACCCTTGGCATTCCTAAAAAGGTAGGTAAAGAATTCACTAAGGGCCCAGCTCCTAAGAACCTACCTAAAAAAGTATCTAAAAGCAAAAAATAATGGCATACTCAGGCACCTATGATCAAACGCAAATAACGGTTGATCAGTTAATCTCTTACGCATATCGTGACGCTGGTAAACAGGCAGAAGAGATTACGCCTGAATATATCCAAGCTGGCAAGCAAGCGCTATTTTACATCTTACAAAATTCCGTTAACCGCGGAATTAATATTTGGCTTCAAAAGGTTGAAGTGCTTGGACCTAAAGCGTTCCAGCAATTCATGAAAATGCCAAGGAACACTGTGGATGTATTAGAAGCCAACTGGATCTATGTACAAAATCCAGCGATCGCTACGGCGCTTCCTTATGATAATCCAAACTCACCAAGTTTGTTTGATCAGTCAGCTAACTTTAGCTTGACGTTACATGCAACATCAACGCTTACTGAAAACTACTTTGGTGCGCAGTATCAACAGCAAACACGTCTCTTCTATGTTGGCTTCAATGCATACTCCCCAAACGGAGTGACGACTTACAACCTAGACTTGGAAGTATCTAATGATGGTACCAATTGGGAAGTCTGGCAGTCTTTAGATGAAGTAACATTGGCAGATGAAGAGTGGTCTTATACTACTGTTACATCAACACAGCCATTTTACTATTACCGTTTAAAGAACAGAGACACAGCTAATACGTTCTCTATCCGCGCTATTCAGTTCGCTCAGAGTCAACAAGTTATCCCATTGGCACGCTTGAACCGCACAGACTACTTCTCATTGCCAAACAAACAGTTCCCTGGTAATCGCGCACTTCAATATTGGTTCAACCGTCAAATCGATCCAGAGATTTACTTCTGGCCGGTACCTAATAACAACTATCAAATGTTCCAGTTCATCCTAGAATTGCAACCACAAGACGTTGGTATGTTGACTGATCAGCTCTATTTGCCAGACCGTTGGATCCCTTATATTCAAGCAGCATTGTCACATAAATTGGCAATGCAGTTGCCTAATATTGATATGCAACGTGTAGCGTACTTAGAAAAAATAGCTTTAGATTTACGTACACAAGCCGAAGAAGAAGATCGTGATAAGTCACCTATCTACTTCCAACCTAACTTCAGTTACTATACGAGATAATATGGCTGGCGCATACCAACAAAATTACGACAATCTTGTCCAAGATGTGATCAACTACATGGAGCGTGATGACGATCAGTTCGTCGCACAGATCCCCAGTTTAATCGGCTTGGCTGAGTCTGCAATTGCTGCAGAGCTCAAGACCTATTTGCAATTGACAGTAGTTGAGACAACACTGTCTGCTACTCAAGTAGTGTTACAAAAACCTGCCCGCTGGCGCAAGACTGTGTCAATGAAGGTCAATGGCGCTCCAGTATTAATGCGCTCACAAGACTATGTGGCGATGTACCAATCTGAGTCTAGCGCCGGCAAACCTCTTTATTATGCTGAGTATGATTATAATAACTGGGCGTTTGCTCCGACACCGGACACAGACTATCCAGTTGAGATTATCTACTATAGCGAGATCCAACCGCTCGATACCACAAATCAACAAAACTTATTTACTAGAGAGTGTCCTCAAGCGATGCTCTTTGGTACACTATTGCAAGCCCAAGGATACTTAAAAGCCTTGGATAAATTGCCTGTGTGGAAACAATACTACGACGACTCATTAGCGGCGCTCAAAAAAGAAGACAACGCTCGTCGTATCGATCGCAACACTACGATTCAGGAACCTTAAGATATGTCAACATTTACCTCGCCATTTACCGGTACCGTTGTTGAACCAACGGACGTATCGTACTATGCGTTAACCTTTACGGAAGATACTCAGTTATATTGGCCGGCCGTTGTCAATCCAACGCAAGTTCCAGCGTCTCGTATTATGGATTGCTCGACCTCTGTAGCAAGTCTTAAAATATACTTACCACAGGGTGATCAAGGATCCGTTGGATCTGATATATTAATTAGAAATACAGGCTCAGTATCATTCACTGTGGTAGACTCAACCGGCGCAGAAAACGTTATTGTTGCCACAGGAATATCTAAATACTTTTATCTATCTGATAATTCTACAGTTGCAGGCACTTGGCAAAATGTTACTTTTGGTGCTGGCACATCGGCTGCCGATGCTGCAACACTTCAAGGCCCAGGGTTAACGACACTTTTTGGTAAGTTAGCAGTTACTTCTAATGTAATTGAAGTATCTTCTGTTCCTACATTAACAGACGCAAGCCGCGCCGGTAGTTATGTGTGGACGAGTGGTGCGGGCACTTTCACAATGCCTAACCCAGCGTCATTATCTGACGGTTGGTGGATTGGCTTCCGCAATGGGGGTACTGGCACATTATCACTTTCAGCAACTAGTCCAGCCACAATTAATGGTTTACCAAGTATTGCGGTCAATCCAAACAATTCTGGATTTATCTACTTTGAAAAAGCTTCAGGCACATTCTTTACTTTTGGCTTTGCTGCTGAAGTAAACCCAACGTTCTCATCAGCAACGTACGACGTCGATAGTATCCCTGGTAGCACATTTAGTTTAGTTGCGTTTGCGCCTAACATTCAAAACTACGAAGCACTTTCAGGCACTCGTACTACAAACTTAACAATCACATTGCCAGCGGTTACACAGCTATATGGTTTCATTAATGACACCACATCTGGCGCATATGATTTGATTTTCACTGTCTCAGGCGGTGTTAATACTGTAACATTGGGTGCTGGTCAAGTAGCCGTTGTGGTAGCTAATGGTCCTCAGTTGTATGTGATCTCACAAACAACGACCAATATCTTCTATGGCCAAAATGGTTCAGCATCAACACCTACATTTTCGTTTACTAACGATCACCATACAGGTATGTATTTGGTTGGTACAAGTATCTTAGGATTGACAGCTAACTCAGTAGAAATGTTAAACTTAGATAATACTAACACATCATCTCCTCAAATATCAACAGCGGCTGCATTTACTGCAACCGGCGGTATCTCAGGTGGCACATTCTAAATGGCGCAAGACAATCAATCACAATACTCTCAAATCTATACTCTAGGTTTAGAGCCTGGGATCAAACGCGACGGAACGCAGTTTGAGTCTAGGGAATGTAGTGACGGCACTTGGTGCCGTTTTCAACGTGGCGTCCCTAAAAAGATGGGCGGCTACCAACAAATCTTTTCTACATTCAGCGGCATCTCTCGCGGCCTAACCATGAACTCCTACAATGGAGTTAACTATGTATTTTCAGGCACTGAGAATGGCCTAGATGTATTTGCAACAGATCAAAGTTTTGGGTTAGGATCAGGCCCGTACAATGCTGTATTTGCTGTAGGGTATTCTAAATTTGCGTTAGTATCTAACACAGCACACACATTTACAATTAGCTCAACGACAGATATCACATCTATTTATCCTGCAGGAACGATTGTTGTTTTTAGTCAAGTCCCAGGGGCTCCGCAATATACAGTATCTGGCGCTGTCTATAATAGCGGACCTCATACCGTAGTGGTTACCGTGGTTGAAACAATCGTTGGCACACCAACGGCAGTGTGGCTTGCTGATTATACGTTTACTCCAGATCCTTCACTATTGTGGCAATTTAATTTCCAATACAAACCTACAGGTGGCTCATTAAATCTTATTGCGCACCCTGGGTACAATCTATTTAATATTGACAATGGTGTTAATAGTCAAGTATACATTGGATCTACAGTACCCGACGCAAACGACAAATGGACATTTACAGCGCTTGCCGACACAGGCGGAACTAATCCAACTTACAAACCAATTGTAGTAAGTGGCGGCGTTACAGTACTTCATCCGTTTATCTTTGTATACGGAGACAATGGATTTATTGCCAATAATAATGTCAGTCAGATCTATGCTGATCAAGTACTTGATGACTGGAACGGACCTCTTGCTAACCAAGTCAACGTGGCTGCTGGTAAGATTGTTTACGGCATTCCGGTTCGTGGCGGTACATCTTCACCATCTGGCCTCTTCTGGGCAACAGACAGTTTAATCCGCGTCTCATTCGTAAACAATCCCCCAACCTATTGGCAGTACGATATTGTTTCAAGCCAGATCTCTATCATGTCATCTAGCTCAGTGGTTGAGATGGACGGCGTATATTATTGGATGGGTGTGGATAGGTTCTACCTATACAATGGTTACGTGACAGTTTTACCTAACGATAAGAACGTTAACTACCTGTTCAACAATTTAAACTACACGCAGCGCCAAAAAGTGTGGGCGACTAAGGTTCCAAGATACAACGAAATCTGGTTTTTCTACCCACGCGGCGAATCACAAGAGTGTAATGATGCCATCATTTACAACGTAAAAGATAAGATCTGGTACGATGCTGGCATGGCTGAAGGTTCACAACGCTCAGCTGGATTTACTACAGAAGTATTTCCTATCCCTATCTGGGCTGACTGGAATTACAATGTACTATACAGTCAAGCATTTAAAAACATCGCAACACCAGCTGGACAAACTGCGCCAACGGCCAGACAATTATACATTGCCGGTAACGTGACAACTCAATTTGCGCCAGGGTCTTACCTATCGTTTTCAACAGATCCAGCGGATACTAAGTACCAAGTTGTCACCTGCCAATTCATATTTAACACAACCATTGGCGGCGTGGGTGCTACCAAGATTACTGTGTCTGAGGATTTTATTGGTGGCACTCCAGCGGTTGGAACATACTTATATGGAGTTTCCGGCGGATACGGTATCTGGCAACACGAGACAGGATTAAACAAAGTCTCTACCAAAGCAGAAGAGGCTGTATACTCAAGCTTCACCACTTGTGACTTGTCTTGGGTTGGCGGCACACCTTCAGCCGACTCATCTCCAGCGATCAATAGACGATTGCATATGCGCCGTATTGAGCCAGACTTTGTTCTTGGTGGTGTTCTACAATTGACTATCCAAGGTCGTAAATTTGCACAAAGCCCGACAGTGACCAACGGACCATACTTCATTGATGAGAACACCGAAAAGGTTGATTTGCGTGTTGAGTACCGTCAAATGAACTTGAAGTTTGAGTCTAATGATATCGATGGCAACTACGAGATGGGTCGTATCCTACTCACCGCTGAATTAGGTGACGAGCGTCCATAATGGCAAATCGTTTCCAAATGGTATTCCCTTTTGTGGCTGAGCATACAGACTGGCAAACGTTTAATGGTAACTTGATCATGTACTATGGTCAAGAACCTATACCGATTTCGCATGAAGATGACTGGCATATCACAGCCAACAACATTATTCAAACACCATCGTTCTCATCTTACGGTATTCCAACGCCGGATAGGTTTGATTCTTGGGATGAGTGGGCTAATCAATTTGTTCTTTTGATCAATGGACCCCCTTCCAAATAGGGCGTATACTATCACTTTTGTGCATTAGTATACTTAGATGATAACCTATCAACGAGAGACGTATCAGGTATTATTGGATGAAGCCTTAGACCTTTTTAGAATGCATTCTGAAGAGTCTTCAGATAGATTAGATATCATTCCTCTTGAGGTTAATCACGAAGGCTATTTAAGATTAGACAAAGCTAACAGACTGTTTGTGTTTACTGTTAGGGATGGATCTAAATTAATAGGGTATTCAAAATGGATTGTCAGTAATCCATTGCATTATAAAAATAGCCTTACTGCATCATCAACAACAATTTACATATTGCCAGAATACCGAAAAGGGTTGCTGGGATATAAATTTATTAAATGGTCTATTGGCCAAATTAAAAAGCGTCGAATTAAAAGAATTCTAATTGGCATTAAACCATACCATGATTTTGGTAAGTTGTTAGAAAGATTAGGCGCATCGCATTTTGAAAAAGTATACTCAATAGTATTGGAATAAGCATGAGCGATTTTGTACCAGGACCGGATAGTTTAGTGGGATATGTATTAGGGGACGTTGTTCCTGGAGGCAATGTAATATACAACGCACTTGGTCCAGATTTTGCTCCAGGGATCAATGAGTCTACAGGTGGACCTAATATGTTGGGCAACAACTTCGCTCCAGGGATCAATGAGTCTACAGGAGGACCTAATATGCTGGGTAATGGAGGTTTGTGGAATAACCCGCTTCAAGGATTAACTGGAAACGCATTAAAAGCCGCTCAGCAAGCTTTAGCCAATGGAGTCCCCGTTGGTAATACTGCAACCACAGGCACAGGTACAGGCACAGGCACTGGAACAACTAACAACAATGTTTCATATCCAAATCTTACTGCCGATATTGTTTCAGGTCCTTCAGCAAACCTATTTAATTTTAACCCATCATTTGGCAATACGCCAATGTCAAACACAACGCAAGCGGCTCCTACTTTTGCAGAAGGTGGCGAAGTTCCAGGACATGAGCCAGAATTCTACAGTGAAGGTGGTATACAAAACCGATATGTTAAAGGCGATGGAGATGGCACATCAGATAGTGTTCCTGCTATGTTAGCTACCGGTGAGTTTGTCATTCCCGCAGATGTGGT